TTTAAAATGGCAGATCAAAACAAATTTGAAAAGATGCTTGAGCTTCTTGTCAATGAAGACAAAGAAGCAGCACAAGAATTATTCCACGAGATTGTAGTTGAAAAATCACGTGATATCTACGAAGGTTTACTAGAAGACGAAGCCGAAGTTGAAGAAGCTACTGACGAAGAAGTAGATGAAGCAACTGACGAAGAAGTAGACGAGTCAGAAGAAGATTTAGACGAAGCTACTGACGAAGAAGTAGACGAGTCAGAAGAAGAAGTTGAAGAAGGCTTTGACCTAGATGAGTTTGAAGTAGAAGCAGATCCAATGGACATGGGTGGCGATCCAGCAGACGATATGA